TTTTTCGCGGCAATGAACGAAGACCAGTGGAAGGCTATAGTGAAAAGACAGGATGAAACAAGCACGATAATTCAAACTCTTACAAATTCACAGTTATCGGAAGATAACAAAGATGTGGGTTCTAAGCCTGAAGGGCTGCAAGAACCTGAAAACAAAAAGAGTGAAGCAAAAAAGGAGGTGAAACCTTTGTCTGAACAGAATGCTCAGGCGAAGGCTTCTCCGCATCAGGCACAAGGCGTAGTGAACGTGGCGCCAGGCGAATCGGCGCCCAAACAAGTAACGTATCAAGAGTTGATGGATCAAGTGACTAAACTTCAGAAGCAGATTGGAGACGGTGGCGTAAGCGCTACTGACTCTGAAATTGATGCCTTAGGCAAGAAGATCGCTGATATCGAAGCTGAACTGGGTAAGAGAGCCAAAAAAGCTGAGTTAAGCAAGAAAATTAGCGACTTAACTAAGCAGCTTCAGGCTCCCACGGAGCAAGGCGAACCTGGTGAAGGTGAGGCGGGATTTCCGCCAAAAGGTGAAGGAGCTGAGGCTGGAGCTCAGAAAAACGCTGGAAAAGCATCGGGCAAGGGCATCGTAGCTGTTGATGAGATACAGAAGGATGCATTGGGCAATTATGATTGGTTCAAGGATATTCTCAAAGCGCATCGAATGTTGCAGACGCAAACCTTCAAAGGTTAGTGTTTTGAATGAGCACTCCACAATTAGAAGGAACAAGTCCGCTTGTCTCAGATCGTTACATTGTAACCCTTATCGCGGGTGAAGACATTAACATAGGCGATGTTCTCGAATACAGCGCAGATTGGACGGTTAAAAGGTCAACTGTCGTTGCGGGCACTAAGAAATTCGCAGGTATAGCTCTTACGAAGGCTCTAAGCGGCAAAAGCGTCAGTGTTGTGAAAAGAGGAATTTGCGCAGTAATCGCTTATGGCACCATAACTGCAGGAGATCAAGTCAAACCACAGAATGGCACACGATTTGTAACAGACAACACGACTCTGAACACTACGATCGTAGGCCAAGCATGCAAAGGCGCCGCAAGCGGCGGCACCGCTTACATTGATCTCTGGTAAAAGGTGATTTTACATGGCTATGGTTCGTGATGCTTTTACATGGGTTGACACAGGCGCTATAGCGTACCCAGCGCTCCACAAACACATTATAGAGTTAACTATGCCCGCTCTCGTCGTAAAACGGCTTTTGCCAGAGTTTCCGCTTGTTGCAGGTCGAACAGCAACATTTGTCAAGGAAAAAGGCTCACGCAGTATTGGCATCAGCGAGATTAGTGAGGGCGCCGAGATTCCGATGGATTTCACTCCTCTCGACTACGTGAGTGTCACGCCCTATAAGAAGGGACTGCGAGAAAGGATTCCGCGTGAGGCCATCGAAGACTTATACATTCCAGTCATTGAACAGCAACTCAGGCGTCTTGCGAGACGTATGGCCTATCAAATCGACAAAGACTGCATGACCGTCATTGATGCAGCAGCTGGCAGTAGCAGTGCTGGCACGGGCAAGAGCCTTGGAGCAACAGGTACAGAGTTTACCATAAGTGGTGGGATTGGTACAAAGGATCTGTTGTGGGCTGACGCGAAAATTGCCAGCTACAACTTCATTGCTGATAGTTTGCTGTGTAACCCCGTCAACGCTCGAGATCTCAAGTATTTGCCACAATTTTCGCTATACGCTCAATATGGGGAACCAGTGATTCAATCGGGAGCCATAGGAACAGTCTATGGATTACAATTCTTTGTTAGCAACGTTGTGCCTCCAGGTACTGCTTACGTGCTTAGTACAGGACAAAATCTAAGCGCATCCTATGCCCCATTGGGATTCTTCGTCATAAAGCGACCTCTGCTTACTGATATTGACATCAAAAAAGAGTTCGATGCAGTTGACATAGTCCTCAGTACAAGGTTCTCGCCGGTTATTACATGCGGAGAGGCAATTAGCAAGATTACTGGTTTGGCGACAACTTAGAATTAGACTGAACTTTTCGACTCATTTCCCCATTTTCTTATTTTCCATTTTTTGTTTCAATGCTTGAAGGCGTGCCCTTCAGGCGGAACAAAAAATAAAGCGTAATAGAGGTGAAAAGCAAAATGTTTGGAGGAAGACTGATTCCTTCCGCTTTGATAGGCGTCGGACTGGCTGCCGTACTGTTTATCATCGGCGGCATCGCTGAGAAACTTGGTGTTCTAATACCATCAACGCCTGGCACAACAGGTCCTCTTATGGCGCTACTGGGTTTTACAATTCCGATAGGCATAGGACTCTACGAAGATTACAAGGAAGGAAAAGCGGGCAATTCAACGCCTACCAAGTAGATAATCCGTTAATTCTTCCCTTTGTTTCCCCCATTTTAGTGAATAAAACTTCCAATTTTTAGAGGATAAATAGTATGACAGTACAATATGTTACAATTAGTGATATTCAGAGTCATCTTAACGCAAGTTATGACGCTTCAAGCTTGAGCTACACGGTGTTTGGTTTGCCCGTGGCCCAAGCGAGTTTTCAGGCTCATGTTGATTATGCCAACTTATACGCCAACAGTATTGTAGGCCAGGATTTGCTTGTGACTGATCCACGGTATAATTGGGCGAAGATGGCTGCCACAAACCTGGCATGTCTTCGTGTCTTGGTGGCTGCTAGCGGCGGGATGCTTCTAGGCGCCTTTGATTATCGTTTAGGCGATCTTTTCATTACTAAGGCTACGATCGGTCGAGTAGCCTTTCAGAATGCGGCTCAGGGCTTTAAGGATGATCTTGTTAGAATGCTGATGAATTTTGCAACTCCCGTTATTGCCGCTGAAGCTTCAGCCAAGGATGAAGTGCCAACATATCGGGGCGGGTTGATTAATCCATGAGTGCTCGTAGTATAATTAAAAACGAATGTTTTTGGGGAGCCTATTGTGCTCATGCAATTCTGACAGATAGAGTCGGTGTTTACCATTGCCCGTTTATGGGCTCATGTTTCAAAAGAATGGAAAGTGAAAAAAGATGAGCAAAGTATTGGGTAAGGGCAACTATATCGTTGCAAAAGTGAATGGCGTCAAGCAAGTTTTAACAAGCGCTGAGATGCAGCGACTTATTAATGATGGCTACGATGTTGAAGTAGTCACGTCAACCTAGAAAATAGTGCGGGGGGTGGGATTTGAACCCACGAACCTTGCTTTTTGAGGGCGGGAGATTTTACCAATGATTGGTAAACTGAAGCAGCTTAGCAAGCTTGTCTGTGAGAAGTGTTCTGTTACTGACTATTCTGTTTGCGCTAATTGCGAGATTAAAAAGTTGATAAATGAGCTGATGGAAAAGTGAACGTTCCACAAAGCTATTACGATTTCATAATGCATTACGCACCGTATTTTTACGTTATCCCAACATTGATGACAGCGGACTCGCTGGCTGGCCAGAAAAATGTAACTGTTGCAGATGGCACCAAGTTTCAAAGCGGATATCCAGTACAGATCTACGATAACTCCAATAGCGAATGGAATGTTGTTGGAAGTGTTAATGGCAACGTTGTAACGATGCAGAATAACCTTGTAAATACTTATCACGTGGCAAATGGCGGAACAGTTGAAGGTCCAGATCCTGCTTATGGGCAAGGCGTGTTTCCAGCCGCTTTTGCGATTGACTTCCTATATCAAGCCTACAGTGCGCCTCAATTCGCTGCGAACCAAGCTGCCATTCTCGCGGAGATCCAAAGCCTAGCCAACTTCATTCTAACGCAGCAGTGCACAAACGCTTCAAAGAACGCTTATGGTGGCTTCGCGAGCGCTGTGGGCAGTACACAGTATTATGCTGTTGATGCGGCAAGATGTATCCCAAGCCTTCTCAGAGCTTACGCATTAACGAAGACAGCGAGTTATCTTTCAGCTGCGGTTCTCGCTGGCTACACTTTCCTTCATAATATGCAAACTCTTCCTGTCTTTTTTGGCATTTTCGATAGGTATTACGGTGGTTTCGCCAGGTACGTCGACATCAACGATAACTGGAGCATGTACATGGACATCGAGATCCTTTATGGCTTTATCGGCTTGCAGATGCTCGCACAAACCTACGACGTAGGCCACGCATCTACCTATAACAATATGATGAGCGACGCTATCAGCTTCTTGCGTTCCGGGTTTGAGCAGCTCTACTTATGGTTTGACCCTATGCCTTCGGGTGACGGGAACTGGCACAGAGTAGGCTTAGGCGAAACTCAGGTTTATGATGATCCAGTCAGCTTCGCATTGTTAGGCTTATACACGTATGAGGGTTGGAGCACATCTTGCCAAAGAGTGTACAATTTCATCGAGTCAATCAGAGCTTCAGCGCAGTATCCAGCGTACAATCCTGCTGTCTGCTGGCCAGGATACCTTGATGTCATAACCAAGTTTCCTGCATGCGCTTATTATGATGCAGTCACAAGCGGAATATTGTCGAAGATCCGAGCAGCCCATGACAAGCCAGCTTACGCATTAAGCATGCAAGTCATCAAGCAATATCAAACGCAGTGGATGTATTGGGGACCGCAGTTTACTGATTATTCGCCGATAACGCCGCAGAAGGCTATGACGAACGTAACCTGGCTCGCGCAGCTATTCATTTCTTACCAAGATCCTTCAACAGATATAACGCATATTCTAAATGCAAACGGCGAAAGCTTACTTCTCTACCCTGTGCAGCAAGCAGCTGACCAAGTGACATGGGGACCCCCGCTTAGTTTTCAAGGCTTAGTAACTTTGGGCGCAGTGGGCGAGATTGTCTTGGAGCCTGGCTACATTACTGAGGACCATATTACGGTTTACAGCTTTTTGCCAGTGCGTGTGCATGACAAGATAAGGCGTGCAGGCGTCGACTATGAAGTTATTACAGTGTCGGTTTCTGACTTGAATGGCGATCCTCAAGTTTACAAGAGCATCTGCAGGAAGTTGATCAGTCAATGAGCGTGTACGAGGACCCTGTAACAACAGTAATCAGGCTTCTCAGCAAGAAAATCCAAGTAATCAAAGACGATAATTCAATAGCCACAATCTACGTCAGCAAAGAATGGTACGACAGAGAACTTTTCAAAAACTACGACGCACAGATAAGCGTGGGTTTAGCTCAAAGTCAAGATGAGATGCTTGAGATCTCTGGCAGAATACGGAGACGCATAGGGAGACTTCGTGTTAATATTTGGGCTACAGATAGACCTCAGACGTCTGATCCAGGCAGAACAATGCGTCAGAAGCTGGTTGAAGAGGTCAACCGTGTTGTTAGGCAAAACATGAAGACTCCAAATCAAGCATTTTATGACTTCTCCGGCTTAGGCTACCCTTCAGGCGATCCGCATAAAGCGTTCTCAGGCGCCGCAGCGACTGAGTTAGTGCCGAGTGATGCTGGCTGGGCTGAGCTTTCTAATTTAGACTATCAAAAAATTTGGCATCCAGATAGCATTGACTACAGCAAGAGCACATCGGTGAATCTTCAGTATAGTATGATACTTTTCCGTTTCAAACTTGATATGGATGCGTCAAAAGTTCAGCAGATCGTCTTGAGTTTTCTTGGCTACGGGACTGCTCCTGCAGGTAATGGCGCCACGATTAAAGTTTGGAATGCTGTTGCTTCTGCTTGGCAAAACGCTGCGAGCGGATCAGGTGGGACGAATGAGTATATTACTATCACGTTGACTTCAAACGTTACGAATTACATCGACTCTAACGGGTATGTTTGGCTTCTCGTTCGAACAACAAACCCAAGCAACGGAACAACAGCAGCCGTGATAAACTGCGATTATGTCAGTTGCACAGTCTCGGTTAATGGCATCACATACCTAAATGTTGAGAGTTACCGTGATATTGACAAGGTTGATGTTAAACCTTTCATCTTCAGGACAGAGTTTATCCTGAAATCATGGTCCTTCGAGGACATTGGAGGAGTATTCTAAAAATTGAAAAAAGGTGAAAAAACATGAGTGTTGAAACATATGGCGCACATGAGTGCCGCGTCTATTTCGTGCAAGAATCAGTGTATGGACAGACACCAACGAATCCTACGATGCTGGGAATAAACAACGAAGGCCCAGAGCCAAAAATAGCCCCAAGCCTCATTGAAATCATGGGCGTGGGCAGCAGAGACCTTCAAGCCTTGGTCGCTGGCATGAGAAAGGTTGACTTGAAGATTCCGCACACATTGAGTCCTCTTGCTCCCATCAATTTCATCCAGCACGTGCAGACATTGAACAGCCTAAGTGTTCTGGTGGCTTACTACAAGGGCTTATTTACGAGCCCAACAAACGTCATTGCCTTTATGCATACTGGCTGCAAAATCGATAAAGTAAGCGTCTCATGCAAAATTGATGATATAGTTAAGGCAGACGTTGAGTTAATCGGTCGAGATGTCTCAAGGTCAACAGCGCTACCAACAGGCGCAACTTATGGCGACTACCCAGGCGGAATCCCGTTCTTTAACACTAAGGTGCAGAAAGGCGCTGCTGGCGGCGGAAGCTTAACTGATCTTACTGATGTCACGGACTGGAAGTTTGAGATTCAAAACAACCTGAAAGCTGTCGTTACAATTCAGAGCGGCGGAACAGGGCTTTTGCTGAAGTATCTACGCGAACGCAACCGAACACTAAGCGGAGAGCTTACGCTCGAATTTGAGAGCGATTGGGCGCTAGCTGATCTTTTGGCTGATACTCAATTCAGCTTAAACTTCAACTTGAGTGGTGGAAAACAAGCTCTATTCACGTACTGCAAATGGGGAGAGTTCAATCCAACAGCAAAAATTAAGGATCTCGCAAGCGTTAAGCTGAAGTTTCTCGCTCAAACCGTAGCCATAAGTTAGGTGATTCTGTGCGAACGGAAACGCTTGAAGTTGATGAGCGTTTTGGTAAGGAATACGCTGGCCGCTACGTTTTCAGAGAGATCACGTGGGCTAAACGTAACCGCATACTGCAGAAGTACACACAGTACAGTACTAAAACGGGCACTGTCATAACAACGGATTACGTGGCGATCCAAGCGGAGACAATATGGGCTAGTCTCAAGGAGCAGCCGGATTGCAAGCCCTTATCGTTAGAAAAGCTGCTTGGCGAAGATGAGAATGGCATTCCCATAGGCTTAGGCGAATTACTCAGCAAGACAGCTAACAAGCTCAACGCTCTTTCGTTAGAAGAGACAAAAAACTCTTGAGGGCGATGAGGCGGAGTAGCCCGCACCAGTCCGTCACAGAGTTTAGGTTATGCAAAGAGTTTGGTTGGACAATCGACAATTTAGAGCGCGCACCAGCGAAGAAGATCCAAGAGTTTCTCGTTATCTTAGGTGAAGTGGACCGGCAGACGCAGGAAGAGATTGATAGGGCTAAGAGAGAGTCGAAGCGTTGAGTGTCCAGTTTCGTGTTGAGCTTAGTGGCGTTGAAGATTTTGCTGCCAAAATGCGTACGTTAGATGAAGCCATGCAGAACTGTGTCCAAGACGCTTTGAATCAGACAGCTCAGCAGGTTGTGCGTCGCGCGCAAGAGTTGGCGCCGGTTCGCACGGGTCGCTTGGTTTCGGGGATTTACGCTCAGATCATTTACAAGTGGGTTGTCAAAGTCGCGTGTATGGTGCCTTACGCTTTGTTTCAGGAGTTTGGCACAAGATACATTAGTCCCCGCTACTTTTTGACGCGGGCTTTGGCGGAGAATGCGAGTAACTTTATGTTTATTGTGTCTGCGGCTTTGGAGCGTGCTGCAGAGGAGGCGGGTGCAGAATGAGTACAATGGGTGAAATAGCGGTTACGATTCGTGCTGTGAATGAGGCTACGCCCGAGTTTGAAGCTGTCGCAAGTGATGCGGCACGTATGGCTTCAGAGGTTGGCGCTCAAGTCGTAACTATTTATACGGAAAATTTGGCAAGTCCAGAGATCAATCGGGTTGCTGAAGATGCTGCAAGGGTTAAGGCTGAGGTTGAGGGTTCGCCGATAACGATTACTTTTGCGCCTATTGAAGTTCCACCCTTGCCACCGCTTGATACTACGCCTATCCAAGCAAGCCTTAACGAAGTCGGAGTTGCTGCAACAGGGATGGGTGCGGATGTTGAAGCTGCGTCGACGAGTTTCGATGATATGAGCGCTCATGCTGAAGCGACTACGGTGAAGCTTACGACTGTCGCCAGGGGCATAAGCAGCGTCAGCTCGTTAGGCTTAGGTTTAACCACGTTGGCGACCGATTTCGGCTTGGTTGACGCGCAAACAACTAAGTACGTGCGCACGATTCTCGCGACAATAACCGTGATAAGTGAAGTTGCTCGCCTAATAAGTTACTCAACTCTCTTGACAACGGGGCATACTGCTGCTCTAACCATTGAAACTACCACGGAAACAGGGGCTGCTGCAGCCGAGACTTCTCATTCAGTCGCTCATGGCATTTATGCTGCTGCTTGCAGCATTGCAACGATGGCTGAAAACGCCTTAAACATTAGTCATGCAACATTTCTGGCTTTAACAGGCGTCGGGATCGGCGTGATTATTGCTGCTGCAGTTGCCATTTCCTATTTCGTCTCTCAAATGAATCAAGCTACGGAAAGCGTGAAAAACTATAACACGGCTGCTGCGGAGACGCCAGCCAGAACAAGCGGTATCACAAGAGCGCAAGAGCAATCTTTATCGCGTAAAGGTGTTGAGCCATGAGCGTTAACATTCCAGAGTGTGCCATTGTTTTTGGCAGTGTTACGCCGCCTCAGGGCGACGTTGTCGATCTTACGGTTCATTTGGGCTGTACGAAAGAGGTTAGTAGTTTTGAGTGTTTGCTTCAGAACTGGGACAAAAAATATAGTCCAAGTGGAACCTATCCGATTAATGTGGGTGTGGATGGCCACATTGACGTTGGAAGAGGTACGAATGTTCCCCAGATCATAACGCTTCGTGTTGAGAAGATTCAATGTCTATCCTCTACATCAACAGAACATTATATCCGCGTGAGTGGGCGTTGCTGGGGAGAGAAACTTTTCCGAAAGGTCGTCACGAAAATATACGATAACAAGAAAGGCGAAGACATAGTTCAAGACCTCATGGATTCTTTTGCTGGTTTAAGCACGATTCGCACTATCGGACTGACCAATGATGCCTTACAAGGTACATATACTGTTTATGTTGGCAACGCTCAAGCTTGGAAGTTTCATCCGAACCAGAAAGTCTACATTTACGACACCTATCATTCGGAGACCAATTACGTTGACGCTGTGGGTTCGAATCTTTTCACGGTTAAAAATGCTCTAGCGTACACTTACTGCGTAGAAGACAGTGCTAAGGTCGATCAACACCTTATTGATGCCACTGATACAACTTTCACTCATTTGGAATACGAAAACAGTCCCGTATGGGATATTCTCAAGTACATTACTCAATCTTGTGATAAAGCTGGAGTCATCGGTTTTGATTTTAGAGTCGCACCAGATGGGAAATTCGAATTTTTCCCCATGTTGTCACAGGCGTCTCCCGTCAGTTTAACTAATAATCTTGAGGTGAGCGAGTACAGGAAGGACATTAGCCGGGTTCGAAATAGGATAATGGTTTATGGCTTAGCTGACAAGAGCGTTCCGTTGGACAAGGATGCTTGGACTGAAAGCTTAACGCCTGCTGATGGCGCTTGGAGCACGGCTGATCCTAGTAACACGATAAGTCTTGATTCAGGGAGCAAAGTATTAGGCAACTATAGCATCAAAACTATTTGCGGAACAGCCGAATATTGTAGTCCCGTCTTGACTTTAAATGCTGGCGCAGAAGTTAACGCTAATTTGTATCCTGAGTTCGGCGTTTACTTAGCTACGGACAAGGATTATCCAGTAAGAGTGCTATTGTATGATACGAGCGGGCGAACAGCATCTTATGGCAACAACATGACTGAGGGGCTTAAAACTAAGGCTAATGAATGGACTTTCTTTAAGCTTAATGTTGGAAGTGACTATGCGGTTCAGTGGTCCGTCGACGCTGGTTTTGATTGGACCCAGATCAAGAAGATTGAATTTCAGTATTTCGCGATTGCTGCTGGCGGCACAACTTTATGGATTGATGGATTATACTTTGGTGGGTGTCGATTTTCAGCCATAGAGGAGGAGCAGGCAAGCCAGAACGCCTATGGACTGCGCGAATTAACTGAGACGGATGAGGAGCTTACAAGCGATAACGCATGTGATCTAAGAGCTAAAGCATTGCTCAATTATTTGAAAGACCCAGATCAATATTTGAGGATCACAAGCACCGTAATTGATTATGGTACCACGCCGCTTTTGGCTGCAGACACGATTCATGTCACATTGCCCAATGAGAATGTTGACTCTGATTTTCGCATCGAAACTGTCAAGTATTATGTGGATCCTAAGACTCAAACTCTTGAGGTAACTCTTGAGCTTGGCAAGGTTCCGCCACAATTAGCTGATTATTTGTATGGCATGCGAACAACAACAGTCACTCTTGAAAAGCTCGCAAGAACGAAACTTGGGAAGCATGGTATTCCAACTAGCTTGGGTGGAGGTGGCGGCTTGGGTGTTCACCACAAAATGCATGAAGCAGGCGACCAAACTGGTGCTCAATGGCCAGATTTAACCCATGGTGGTTCGGACCTGATTAATGGCTGGATCGCGCCAGTTTTTATTGGTCCTCTGAGTGATGCTGCTGCTGTTATTCAGTTTCGCACGAAGAACAAAGCCTCAAGCGCAATTGTTGATCATCAATTTAATCCTAGTGACAATGAACATGGAGTCTTAGGTTGCGAGACAAAGCATTGGAAAGAAATGCATTCACTCTATGCCTTTCTCTATGGGTATTTGCGGGTTCGGGTTGCAGGTGACGCTAATCCGAAGGCTCAGCTCGACGCGAGTATGCTTCAGTTCGGTCCAGGTGGAGATGAAGGACTTGACACTTGGTTTCATCGCGCAGGTATTGGAAAGATTGAGGTTAAGAATGATCTTGTGCCTCTTACAGATCAATCGGGGAAGCTTGGTTATGGTGGCACTTCTCCTTTGCGCTGGGCTGAAGTTAACGCGATGGATGTTTATGGTAATGCTCTTCATTGTTTAAATGGTCTTCAAGGCTTGCGAATTGGAGACATTGCAAACCCGATTATTATGTTAATACAAGACTATCTTTATTTTGGCAGCACATCAGCCCTTGACACTTGGCTTCACAGGACTGGCGCTGGCGTGTTCGAAGTCAAGTCTGACTTGGTGCCGACTGCTGATGGTGTGGGAAAACTTGGTTATGGCGGAGCCTCTCCTCTTCGTTGGAGTGAATTGCATGTTAAGGATGCTTATGCTGATAACTACCACATGACAGGCGACATGATTCCTGTATCTGATAACGCTTATGATTTAGGCTCAGCTTTGTATCGTTGGCGAGACATTTACCTTGCGGGCGCCATTAAAGCCTTAGCTGGCGGAGTAGCCATAAACCTTCTTCCAGACCTGAATGCTACACGTGATTTAGGAAGCAGCACGGTCAAATGGAGTAACGTCTACTTAAGTGGCGTCTGTGATGTTAATGGCTGGTTAAATGTTGCTGGGTTCACGGTTATCACTAACGCAAGGGTTTTGCAGAATGTTACGGCAGCAGCAGGCATCATCACAAGCGGGCGCTTTCCGTTAGCGAGGCTTCCTGATGGCACTTCTGGCTATTTCGTCAAGGCTCAAGGGGCAGGCTACGACCCTGTTTATGCGCTTTTAGCAGCTGGGGATATTCCAAGTTTAGATGCTTCTAAAATAACGAGCGGAAAATTTGTGTTAGCAAGGCTTCCAAACGGGACAATTGGCTACGTGTTGGAGGCTGAAGGATCAAGCGATCCCATGTACGTTAACCCTAACGGGCGTTATACTCCGGCAGCTCATAATCATGCAGCAGCAGATATCATTAGCGGTGTTTTAGCCGAAGCAAGGTGTCCAAACGTGTATGCTGGGCACATTACTTTTAATGATGGCATAACAGCTTCGGACTACAAATCTAGCTACGGAAATTCGGGGTTGACTACTCAAATCACGTATTTGAAGGATCTTGCGGGCAACACTGGAGTGTTAACTTTCCAGAATGGGCTATTGACAGGAGCTACTTAACCATGAGTAAATGGGCTGGCGAATCAATCCACGATGCCATTCTAAGCACGTTAACAAGTGCTCCAATAGGGAAAAAAATCGCTAAATTCGCCTTTACATGGAATGCGGATGGAACGGTTTCTACGATTAAGGTGTATGATCCTGATGGTAACTTACTTTTCACCCTCACTTTTTCATGGAATCCCGATGGCACATTAAAGGAAGTAGCAAGAAGTTAGGCTCGACATAGCTGGCTTGACCACTATGCGAGAAACCGAAAAATAAGGAGGGATAAAAAAAAAATGAGTTTCACAGAAAAAGCAAAAGGATGTCTAGTCTGGAAGGTTGAAAAGTTCAAGGCTAAAGACAGCAAGGAAATCTTGGAGAAAAACGTTAAGCCATACGAAACCGTTGAAGGCGAGCATCACTGCCTGTTAAATGAGGGAATCACCAACTTGATAAACCTCATCTGCGGGCTTGGCACTCCAACAGCGTGGAACAACGCTAACGCTAGGATAGGCGTAGGCAACGATGGGACGGCTCCAGCGGCTACGCAAACAGGACTTCTTGGAACTTCAAAATTGTACAAGGGAATGAATGCTGGTTATCCGCAGATTAGCGATCAGCAAAGCATTTTCCAAGCGGACTTTGTAAGTGGCGAAGCGGAGTGGGCATGGCTTGAAGAAGCAATAGACAACGGCGCAACCGCAGCAATTGACTTGTGCCGTCAAAACACGAGTTTAGGCACTAAACCGTCTGGGCAAACTTGGAGATTGACGGGAACGATAACGTGGACTTAAGGCGGGATTTGAATCAGGTTGACTTTGCAATATCAATCTCTTCGTGTTGAGAAAAGAGAACAAGGCTGGCAGATAACCAGATCAAAAAGAGATAGACAAAATTTTGAGAGGCTTGCAAAGAGTAAACTTGCACCACCATAGTCTCAAAAGCCAAGAAAACCCCTTTTTAGTTTATGCTTATTAAATGAAAATCATTAAGAGGAGAAACGTAGCATGACTATTGCTAAGGTTCAAGGCCCAAAAAATAACTATGGCATAGCTCCACCTCAAACTCTCAGCGTAACTTTAGATAGCACTCCTATAAGTGGCGACGTTCTCATTTGCACTACTGCCATAGAGTCTGGCGATTCCAGAACAGTATCGGGAATAAGTCAAACTGGAGTGACGTGGAGTTACTGTAAAAACAAAGCTGTTTATAACGCCACTTGGGCAACGTATTATGACGTTGAAATCTGGATTGGAGTAGTCGGTTCTGGAGCATCAAAGACTTTAACGATTAGTTACAGTGGAACCCAATGGGCAGTGTTTTGGGCAACTGCTTTGGAGTATTCAGGCGTTGCAACTTCTAATGAATTAGACAAGACCGCTAGTAATACTGGAACAGATAAATATCCTGACACTGGAACAACGGTAGCAACAGCACAAGATGGTGAATTGTGGATTGGAGCAACTCTTATACAGGGTCCTAACGCCCAAGGAACTCCGACAAATGGGTTTACACTTTACGATTACTATGATGTTGGCGGGTCAGGAGACCTTGGCACATTACAACTGATGAATGCGGCACAGGGAACAGCACATTCAAGCACGACAGCCACATCTGCTAATCCTTGGGTTGGTTGCATCGTCACATTTCTTCCCGCGGCTGGAGCAATTTCAAAAAGTTTTTCTGATGTCGGTGGAGGTTCCGACGCTTTCTTAAATCCGTATCGTGCTATGCCCTTCAGCGAAACAGGACACGGCGTAGAATCGTTTAACACGCCTTTCAGAAGCATGGATTTTGCCGATAGTGGATATGGTACCGACAGCTTCAGCAAATTCATAACATTCTTGAATCAAGCATTCAGCGATTCTGGACATGGTACGGACTCCTTCATTATTCCGTTTAAAGAATTAGTATTTGCTGACGGTGGTCATGGAACAGATGCGTTTTTAATTTCTTTCAAAGGTATGATATTCTCGGATGTTGGGCACGGCACTGATACTTTTACTACGCCGTTCAGAGCCATGTTATTCTCAGAATCAGGACATGGTGCTGATACCTTTGTAATACCGTTCAAAGCCTTAGGTTTCGCGGATGTTGCTGGCGGAACGGACAGTTTCCTTCAGGAAGTTTTAGGAGCAATTTCAAAAACCTTTTCCGAAGTGGCAACGGGCGTAGATTCGTATACTATTCCGTTTAAAGCAATACGGTTTACGGATGCTGGACAGGGCACCGACGTTTTTGCCACACCATTCAGAGCCATGATATTTACGGATACAGGTCACGGCGTCGATGTTTTCATTATTCCGTTTAAGGCGTTAGGATTCAGTGATGTTGGACATGGAGTTGATGTTTTTGTTCTCTTGAGAATGTTAGCATTTTCTGACTCAGGATTAGGCTCTGACAGTTTCACCATTTTGTTTAAAGCATTAACCTTTATGGATGTTGGAAGCGGTGCTGATAGTTTCTCGAAAGAAATTTTAGGATTACTTTTGAAAGCGTTTTCTGATGCCGGTTTAGGTTCTGACGCATTTAACATTCCATTCCGAGCCATGAAGTTTCAAGACTCTGGGTTAGGAACCGATGTTTGGAAAGGCGCCAACTTAATTGAGGCTCCATTGGTAATTGTTACTGCTGACGGAAAAACAATTCTAAGAATTTCAAGGGCGACAAAGAAGGAGCCTGATTACATAATGTTAGGTTGAAACAACTTGTAATAATATTCAAACAAGAATATGATGTTGAGTGATAAATGGTCTTGAAAAAGTATGAAGAACGACAAGAATAGGGGTTTGAAGAGGCAGTTGGAAGCATGTAGCCTGGGCGATTTGATCTGCGTCAACTGGTATGATGCTTCAATTGGTAAAAGCTTAGGTAGCGGAGTAGCTGTGGACGTGCCTGTGAAGAGCTGGGGAGTTTTCATCGGCATCATGGGCGACAAAAGCAAGCATATTATTTTAGCCCAGAACAATTTTCTTTACATGGATGGCGTCTATGATATTGATTACACTGCAGTGCCTGTGAGCTGGAGTAGCAGGATAACAGTCATAGTCAAAAATTATATTCCATCAAAAGAGGCAGGACAGTTGCTTAACAGTTTCCTAGTCGGCGGCAGAAGGCGCGAGCGCAAGGCTCAGCAGAGGGTGAAAAATCATCATGAGAGACTGGGTTAAGCGCGCTTTAACTCGAACCGTGGCTCGTAAGGGTCCACGTGGAAAACGCGAAATAATAGTTGTTGAGCCAAACGAAAAACTTGTTTTAGGCGTGAAATTCGCAATAGCCATGACTGCTTGCTTGTCAGCTCTCGAAATAGCCCACATGGCTTTTCTGGGTAGGTGGAACAGCGAAATATTTGCGGCAATCACTGGCTTATCTGGGACAGTTACGGGCATATTCGTGGGGCAGAAAGCGTGAAAAGTTTTGAGTTTAGAGCTCTCTTCGAGAAGATTCTACAAAAACTTGACATTATTGATGCTAAGGTTACTGCTATGCCCCAAGTGCAGGTTCAAGTATCGAATAAATTCTTAGGAACTTTGAGTGCACTTCAAAAGTTAAGTCGCCCAGCTACAGCCACAGAAATTGCAGAGATTACTGGACGTGCTCGTGCCTTTGAAAGTAAAACCTTGAATGAATTATGGGGTAGAGGTATCCTGATAAAGCAGAGGTTGGGGCGTAGACAGTTTTTCAGCTTGAAAAAGCTAGAGGGGTAGGTCCGTATTGGTTAAAATTTCACGCAATAGGTTTTCATTGGACAAAAAACGTAGCGTCAAGCTGGAAGAGTTGCGGAAGAAGCTAAAAAAGCACCAGGTTTCAGGCGTAACGAGATGAGGAAACTCGTTGATTTTCTTCGCAAACTGCTTCATCGCCCTATCGAAAAAGCAGAAGTAACCTGTGAACCTATCGAATTGGTACAAGACAAAACAACCTCCGAAGAAGAAAGGGTTATGAGGTCTGAATCGTTGTTGTCTGGAAGAGCCATTGTTGTTAGGCGATCTGGTGTGCAAGCAACAAGACAAGATATAGGCAAGTTTATGAAGCATGGACGGCAGGCTCCTTGGTATCGGAAAAGCGTTAAAGCCAAAGTGAAACTCGGAGACGAGGACTAAACTTCTTTTGAGCATTTTAATCGCGGTTAGCGGAGAGCATTGACTTTTTCATTTTAACTTATCTCTCCCTAGGGTTAAGGCATGTCTTTTCTGCAATGCGATTTTAAGCTTAGGTTTGCAGAGTATTTATGGAGATTCCAGCGTTGAGAAGGCGCCGAGAGTACTTCCGAATCCAGAAATTTAGGCGTGTTTATGATAGGAGTTCCGGCAAATTCACGTTTAACATAGCCTATGAGACTGCTGCTAAACTTACGCCTAGGAGTGTTGCGGTTGCTGAAGCGTTTGGGTTAGGCCTGGATCAGCAGCGTAAGTTTGTTATTTTGGATAATGTTGAGTTGAAGATAAGCCCTAACGATGTTGTGCTGATCACCGGTGATAGTGGCAGCGGCAAAAGCGTGTTACTACGAGCATTGCTGCAGGATCTGGGCGGTGAAGCTGTCGACATGGCTAGGGTCCGTGTTACTCGTAGTAAGCCTTTGATCGAAACAGTGGGCAAGACGGTTGAGGAAGGCTTGGATATACTCAGTAGGGTAGGCCTCAATGATGCGTTTCTTTTCCTACGTACATACGATCAGCTCAGTGATGGCCAGAAATACCGTTATCGCATTGCCAAACTTGTTGAAAGTGGCAAGCAATGGTGGGTTATGGACGAGTTTGCTGCTACACTTGATCGTGATACGGCTAAAATTGTGGCGTTTAACGTGCAGAAATTTGCTAGGAGCCTTGGTAAGGCTGTTATTGTGGCCACTACGCACCTGGACCTGTTTGAGGATCTCCGGCCTAGCGTGCATGTGCATAAGCGCTTCGGCAAAGAAATAACCGTCAATTACTATCCTAATGAAGCTGCTAAAGAGTGCAGCCTTGTCAAGGAAATGAGGATTGAGCCTGGTATTCGTGATGATTGGCGTAAGCTGGAAGAGTTTCATTATCGCAGCCCGAACCTTGGCGCCGTTAGAGAGATTTTTGGTTTATGGAGGAATTACGAGCTATGCGGGGTTATTGTGTATAATTATCCGCCGATGACTTGTATGGGTCGTAATCTTGTTCTGCCGAAGATGACTCCTAAAGAGTTGAATAAGAAACTAAGCATAATCGGGCGTGTCGTGGTACATCCGAAATACCGCAGCATAAGCCTAGGAGCAAAACTTGTCAAAGAAACTCTGGCCTTGGCAGGAACGCCTTATGTGGAAATGGTTGCGGTCATGGCGAAGTATAATCCGTTTGCTGAGAAGGCTGGGATGCAGCGTGTGGTCTTTCAGGTTCAAGGCAAAGAAGCCTTAAAGATTTGCGACGTACTTGAGCAGCTAGGGTTTAACACTAAACTTTTGGGTAGCGAATCCTATGTACGTCGCAAACTTGAAAAGTTAAGCCCAAAACAAATGGCTACGCTGAAAGAAGCCTTCATAAAGAATAGTCATCCACGTTTGCACAAGGAAATTGCGGTTAACCGTCACAGAGCCTTCGGAACAAAAGCACATTATGTAGAAGGCATCAAAAATGCAGATTTATCTAGGATGGCGAAGCTCATTAAGGTTGTTGGGATTCTTCTTCAGGTGAAGGCTTACCTTTTCTGGGAGAACTTGGCTTTTCAAAATATGCAAACTCATAAACCGTAACGATCTGCTCAGGGTCCCAAGACGCATTTATTTCTATCCATGCCTTACGAAAGTCTTCTAAGCTGTTGAATCCTTCTTTTTTTACGTCTTCGGGGCTTATTTCTCCGAGTTTTTGTTGGAAGCGGCGGGTTATGATTATGTGGCCTTGTGGTTTTCCAAAGTAGGTGTCGCGGATGGCGTAGTAGCGGCCGATTTTGTATTTTCGGCGGCTGGTTCTGCGGGTTTGGGTTTTTCTGCCTTGCAAAATTTTCTTAATGTGATGTCTTTTGAATAGCATCGGCAATATTATCGCCATACTGCTTGATTAATTCTTCCTCTTCCACTGTGGATAAGCCTTTCTTTTCACGCCAAAGATTTCTTAAAACGATAAGTTTCGCCTGGTAGAAGTATCCTGCTTCGCGCAACTCTCCTCTTGTCGCGGTTATGCCTTTGAAATCAGAGCCCATAGTCCGCGCTTGGTCTTCCTGGAAGAGCTGTTGAGCCTTTTCCCAGATCATGGCTCTGACTCGTGGCCAAAACTTGCCAGGTTGCGGCATAACGCCGCACCTCTATGCATAGTGCGATTGATATAATGGATGGCCATCCCATTTCCAGAAGTAATCTCTCCGTGTGTCGCCTTGAGCATATGGATATTTTCCGACTAGGCAGGCCTCGCCGGTTGATCTTGTGCGGACGTGGAGCCTGAAAAGCTCTCCGTTAGGGTCGGGTCCGCTGGGAATTACGTATTCTGACATGGGATGCATGCCCTCTTTGTAGGTTTCTTTTTCGCCCATCATTCTGCATTTGACTGTTTTGCCAGTGGGTGAGACTTCTTCGACAATGCAGAAATCTATGTTGGTTTGCTCCCAGCCCCAACTTGCATAGAAGATGTCCCCTTTCTTAATCTGTGGAGTTTGACAGGTAGGCGATTTCTCGTCGCCGCGCAAAGCCAAATTTGGCATATTTTCTGTTTTTAGCTTTCTCATTTGCCTAAACCCCTAAAATAACCTTAGGAACTGTCCTATTTAAGCCATTGTCGGCAGGAAAGGAGCGATGAGCCACCGGCTTTTCCGAGGGGTTTAGGCCTGAAAAAGTTGTTCCGGCAGCCCACAGCTCCAGGAAGTTTGCTGTCATGTTAATGCTTAAGTATTTCTATCGTCGCGTAACTTTTACTGTTAGCAATTCTATTTGGCAAGGCGGTTATGGAAGTGATAGAAAAAACCAACAAAAAGAATTTATTGATCCCGATTAGTTCTGTCCAAAAGGGCATCGAATATTGCAAAGTAAATGTACGTGGCTATCTTGATGATGCTAAAGCCCTTCTTACTAAGCGAAGAATTGGGCATGCATATGTAAGCGTTCAATTTGCTATAGAAGAACTGGGAAAAGCTCTTCTACTTAAAAAAAGGAGAGCCGAAGCTTGGAAAGCAGGTAAATGGGAAATATCAATAGAAGTTGGAAAAGAATGGAAAAGTCACAACTGCAAGGCAAAAGAAGCTTGGACCCTGCTTGATCCGGCAAACAAAATTCTTCATAAGCGCATTCCTCGTTTAGAAATTAAAGATACTGAGGCATCTCCTTGGACCCGTCCCATGTGTTCTTATGTTGAGTTCAACGAAAGTTCTCAAACATGGCAACTTGGTCCAGCAGTCGATGTACCAAAACTCGAATCTCTTATAAAGAATATTGAAGAAGTCATCTCAAAGGTTTAATCTCAAAGCAAGTTATTTTTTCCGCTTAAAGATTTCTGTTAGGAAGGCTTCGATGTTTCCGCCCTGCTTTAGATAGTCGTCGAAGAGTTTTCTCATCTCCAGCTTCTTTCCTATGGCTTCTCCTGCAAGTTTAGCCAAGAGCCAGGTTGGCAGTAGTTCTATATGGTGCTTCTTTGCTTGTTGATATGTTT